CGGAAGTCACGGGGTTGGAAGTCAGAATTACACCCTGCTTCTTGGCCCTGCGGATTTCAGACATCTTGCGCTTCCACTCTTCAGACTTGGGCTTACCCTTGTGGGCTTCGCTCATCTTGCGTTTGGCCTCATCCGAATGAACCTTACCCGCCATAGGTTGCTTGGTGCGCTTGCTCTGCACTTCTTTCTGAAAGACTGACAGCTTGGCCTTAGTTTCTTCTGTGTGAGTGAACATACCCTTACGTCCTCGTAGGGGTGCAATCCGCTTCTCAACGAGGGCAGGGCTCTGGATCTTTCCTGTGTGGGCTTCTGCAATCCTGCGCCGATGCTCGTCACTGTTCACCTGCCCCGTGCGGCTCTTACCGCCCACGGCGTTCTTGTTCCCCACCCCAGCAGCGCCGATCCGATCCTTGGACGCCTGGGAGTGCTTTCGACCCCGCATGGGTGATTCAGTGTCCAGGCTGACGTTGTAGCCGGACTCAACCGCATCAAAGGCAGCAATGGCCCTGGCCTCGAAGAACGCCAGATCGGCCTCAGCACAAACCAATAAGGGTTTGAACTCAAAGGCAGACTCACCAAAGAGGTTGAAGTCCTTCTGGAGTTTCCAGGAGTGGTGAGCACCCTGACGTAAGAGGCGAAGATGTGTGGCAAACCGTGTCTTGAAGTTCTTCGTGCTTCCGACGTAGGGCTTCCCGGTCACGGAGTTGGTGGCCACATACACCCCCGTCAGCCCAACAAGGGCCTGCGAGGGTGTGGAGGTGACCAGCGGAATCATACGAACCTTCTACCTGCGGTGGGTAAAGCCTACTTTTCCAAAAGCACTTTCACGGGAGTCCCGAGAGCCTGGGTGGCATCGGGGCCGAGAAGGTCAGTGATTGCCTTATCGATGACTTCGCGGCTAAACCCGGCCTTGGTGAGGGCGGTCTGAACTTCAGCCACATTGGCATCTTCAAATCTGGTGGCGTTGTCTTCGATGAAGGCGATCGCAGATTCCACAGTGTCTTCGACGGTCTTCACGCTGACGGCCTCAGCCCGCTTCTTGCGGTGGGGGGCAGCGGAGGCGGTCATAGACGCCATACGTTTGTTGATCTTGGCGAGGTCAGGCTTGGAAGGGTGGACGAGTCCATATTCCTCACTGATGGCCTTACCGATGGCATCGGCTTCCGCACGGGTCAGACCGAAATGCTCCTTGTTCCAGTGGTCGTTGAAGCCGATGCCGTTCATCCCTGCCCGCTCAGAGCGAAGGAAGTTGTCCAACTGCTTCTGAGTGATCCTAGCAGTCTTCACGATGGGGGCACTCAGGGCAGCGGTCTTAGGAACCCGCTGGCCCCGCAGGGTGCCCTTGAGGCCGGGGTTGGCCTCCTTGTAGCGGGTCAGAGCTTCCTCAACGGTCCTGGCCCATGTTGTCGTGGCCTTGTAGACGCCGTTGACAAAGATTTCGATCTTGGGGTAATCCCGCTTGTCGCCATAGGCAGCGACCTTTCGGCTGGCTTCCACCCCCTTGACAGGGGTGCGGCTGGGCTTTCGGGCCTTGCGGACAATGATGTCGGGGTCGTAGCCGTCGTGGTTGACAAGGCCACGCTTGACCTCATGGGGGTCCGTTTCGGAGTCAAAGACGGTGTCGATGAGCTTACCACCCTGGAAGACATCGTAGGCGATGGAGGCCCCAGCGTTCTTGGCGGCGGAGTCCTTGCGGTATTTCTTAGCAGCAGCGATGGCTGCGTCTATCTCGGCGATGATGTCGGGGTTTGTGGTACGCTTCTTCCGATTCTCAAGGGCCTGGATCAGATCAGGCTCGGAGGTGATGCGGGATACATCTCCGTTGGTGGTGGCACCGGACTTCAGGCTGGAAAGACGGAGGCTGGCGACGGGGTTCTCTTCCGGGGCTTCGTCCACGGAGACCTCTTTACCAGAGTTCTCGGGAGCCTCTTCTTCCTCTTCTTCCTCTTCCTCTTTCTCTTCTTCCTCTTTCTCTTTCTCTTCTTCCTCTTCGTCGACGCTGACCTCGTCGGGGCTGGTGGGCATCTCAAACTCATCCGGTCCCATGTCTTCCATCTCGTCGGCGATAGGGGTATCCATGGCGTCCATGGGATGGGTCGCACGAGCCTCATCGAAGTCGTTCTGGAGAGGGGCGGTCTGGACGGAGGGGCTACCGTCAACCTGCATGAGGGTGATGGCCTGGACGCAGTCCACAACGGAGAAGCCCGTGAGTTCGGAAACCAGCCCGGAGACCTCATCCAGGTCAGCTTCGGGGTTCTCCGTCACGATCTTACTGACGGCCTGCTCGATGAGCCACTGCTTGTCCATGGCCCGCTTGGTCTTCATGGATGCCTGGACTTCCAGTTCATTCCGCTTGCCGGGGTTCACGGCCTTATCGACGACCTTTTCGACCTCTGAGGTCAGGGCGTTGAGATCACCGTTGGTAACGAACCTCTCCAGCTTGGCAGAGAAGTCGTCGGTCTTCAGGGTGCCGGGGATGGGCATGGTCTGGAGTTTTTCCTTGATCTGCTGGGGGGTCTTACCCTTGAAGTCGTCAACTGCGGCCCTCAGGAGCTTGATAACGTCGGCGACAATCCCGGCCACGAGAGCCTTAGACAGCTTGGGGTTCATGGATGCCCGCTTGGCAGCTTGCTTGACAGCGGCGTCGTCACAGGAGCGGGAAACAATGGGGTGGCGCATCAGGTGTCCTTAGAGGCAAGGGGTTTAGTAGGGGGAATGCTCTCTGAGAAGGTAGTAGGAAGTAAGACTTCACCTGTGAAGGTTAGCGGGCCTCAAACAGTGACAACACGAAGTCACAGTTCGAGGCTCGATGGGTGGGAACCCATAGGGATCAAACTGTCCTCGTTGGGAGTGATGTCAGCTTCACCGGGGTCTTGAGGCGGAGAGCTGAGATGGCGATGTTGCAGCGGTCTTGAATGGCGGTGGCCCAGAGGCCAGCGGCCCGGACGGGGTCAGTGGTGATGACGTCCAGGGGGCCAGGTGTGAAGGTAGCACGTTCCCCGGGACGGGGATTCGGCATGACCACCATGAAGCGACTGGGGAAGCCCCGCATCTCCTGGGTCATCTTGACCCAAAGCTCATTGGCAGCCGTGGAGAAGAAGAACGTGGGGTCGGCGGGGTCCGTAAACGTCCCGGCGAGGTTGACCAGGGGGTCGCCATACGCCTGAACACGGGCCTGATCGTCTGAGTCGAGCGCGTTGCCGATGAACCTGAGGTCCATTGCGACAGTGACAATGCCATCCAGATGAGTGACGATTGGAACCAGTTGCATAGTTAGAACTCCTTACCGGGGGTCTTGGAATACACCCGAACCCCGTTTACAAGAGCCCAGGTTCGACCCTTGGCTGCATCGTAGACATGGCCATCCCGACGACACTTAGGGGTGACGGCTGTTTGACCGACGTATCCCATTTGCGTTGTAAGGCAGACCGCGAAGTAAGTGAAGCCGAGCATCGTGTCTCCAAGGGAATTGGGGGGCCTGTATAAGCGCCCCCCAATTCACTATTTGCTTTAGGCGCGAGTACTTACGCGGAATGCCACATCAATCCACAGGAGGCTGAACACGGGCTTGAAGGCCAGCTTGACGTGGACGACCGTGGGGTCATTATCGTCCTTCAGAACTTCCAGGCTCTTGTAGGCTTCCACAAGCTCCTGCTCGATCAGGGACTTCATCAGACTGTGCTGGACGATGGCGATGTCATTGAGCACGTTCTGGAGGTTCTTCCGGCCCACGAACTGGTCGAGCACCTTGCGGGTGCGCTGACGGACATAGTCGGTGATTGTGGTGCAGGTGATCTCGCGGGTGATCGGGTTGTCCATACGGGTGGAGATGTAGTGACGAACCTTGAAGCTGCCAGCATCCTCAGTGAGGATGCAGACACCGTCCGAAGCCATGAGGTCCATTAGGGGCTCTTCAGTGCGGCGGACGAGGCGGTCGAAACCGACCATCTTCTGGCGAGTCAGCGTGGTGGCTACGTCGATGGCGGGGTTGATATACATCCCGCACATGGCGGCGGCGAGGAAGCTGCCGTCAACCGCGAACTCAGCCGACCCATCCGGGACATCAACGCTGAGGACAGCGCCACCAGGGTAGATGAGGACCACACGCTCACTGGAGAGGCTGCGGGCGAGGGTGCGGGCGTCGGCGACCTGAGCCGTGAAGGGCATACCCAGGAACCCGATGGCCTCGCCGCGCTTGCGGGGGCTGGCTTCGGTGTTGAGGTGCTTGGCGAGGAACTGCTGGACCACCGGGGAGGTGGACAGAGGCACGATCACGTCGCACTTGCGCTCGCTGCCGGGGAGAGGCTTGGCGAGGTCAGCGATGGCGTCCATGAAGGTCTGGTCGGAGGCGGTATCCATCCCGATTTCCTTGGGCACCTGGACGCAGGCGAACACCGCACCGCCGCCGCTGTTCTGGGTCATGAGCTTGGCAGCCAGAGACAGGCGATTGGTGGGGACGGGATCACCGTATTCGGCGTAGACGTCCGAGAGGTTGGAGAAGAGCTTGATGCCGAAGTCGGAAGCAGTCTTCTTGGTCTCGTAGGTGATGTAGTAGAACTCACCGCACTTGGGCTCGTTACCGCTCTTGTTGTAGGTGTGGACCTTTACGGTGTCCGTGGGGAACATGCCGTAGGTGGTGCCAACCTCCAGCCGGATGCCGGGGATGATGATCTGCGGGGTCGTGCCGGTCTTGAAGGGCGTAGCGGACGAGACCTTGAAGACAATGCGGTCGCCCGGACGGTAGTGGTAGCCGGGGGTGGGCAATTCCGTGTAGCCATACATCTGGCCCACCTTGTCGAGGTCCATGTTGGGATCCACGATGGTGAAGGTGATGCCGGTGTCCGGGTCGCTGTAGGTCTGGCCAAGGAAGCCGTTGGTGCCGGGGGTGTCATTCCCGAAGGTGGGAGTGGCCAGGGGATCGGAGGGATCCAGGGTGGTGGCATTGCCGGTGCGACCGAGGCCGTCCTGGGCAGCGTCAGCCAAGGTGCGGTTGGAAGACACCTTGAAACGCTGGGAGTAGTTCAGGATCACCGCAGCAGCACCGCTGTGAAACAGTTCATTCTGGGCAGTGGATTCCACAGCAAGAGCGCCCATGTCGGGGGTGCCGACCTCGGTGCAGACGATCCGTCCGGCATTGGCGGTGGAGTAGCCCGCGCCAGTGGTGAACAGGGACTTGATGGCGGCGAGGGTGCGAGTGGCACCCCCGGCGTCAGAAATCTGGACCGTGATGACTTCTCCGACCACGCTAACGGCGGCGTTGTCAGCCGTGTTGGTGCCACCGACGAACTTGATGCGGGTGCCGTTGGCGAGGACACCGGGGATGGTAGCTGTGAACCTCAGGCCAACCTGGGCGGTATCGTTGAAAGCCTGGACCGAGGGGGAGATGATCTGGGTGAGGGAGTCATCCTGGAAGGTCAGGGTGATGATCTCATCCGGGCTCTGTCCTGGGACGCCCTTGAGGTCGGGGAACTGGTGGGGCCACTGGATCCCAGCCGTAGTGAAGTTGGCTTCACGGACGTGGGTGGAGGCGGCATCCCAGTAGATGTTGGGGGCCTTGTTCCCGTTCTCGTCGGTGATCGTGTAGCTGCCTTGGCCGGGGATGCCGGGGGCCACGACTTCCAAGGTGTAGGTGTGGTCGTTCAGGGTGCAGCGGTGGTAGTTGGCGAAAAGCTGCACACCGGGCATCGGGGGGTTGAAGAGCGTGAACTTGCGGTTCTCGCCGTCGAGGCGGATGACACGGAGGGCACCGTTGGCCACGGCCTGGGCAGGCGTGGTGCCTGCATAAACAGCGATGTCGTTGGGGTCGTTGGTGGTCTGGGAACGCTGGGAACCCGTGGTCGGCACGTCCTCCAATTCGAACTCGGTGTTCGAGCCGTTGATGATGCCGGTGCAGGGGCGGAGATACATGTATTCGTCCACGACCGCGACATTCACGACGCTGCCATCGAAGGGCACGAACCCAGCAGTGAACTGGCCGACTTCGGTTACGGCGCAAGCGCCCCAGTTGATCGTGTCATTGTAGAGGACGTAGTCGATGGAGTTGATGAAGTCGGAGCGGTCGGGGGCGAAACCCACCTGGAGGATGTTAGCGACACCTTCAGCGGGCAGGTCGTCCCAAGTGTCCTGGAAGCGGTTGGTGTAGTAGGTGGCCTTCAGGACGGAACCGGCAGGCACAGGCTGAGCCAGGGTGAAGACGCCGTGGGCACCATCCAGGGCGACCACATCGGCCTTGCGGGCGTTGACGGTCACCTGAACGAAGTTGGGCTGCTGGGCAACCACACCACCGTTGGTGCCATCGACGACGGGCACGTTGTGGAGCTTGAAGGTGCGGTTGGTGTTGGGGCCGGTGCCGCCCTTGAAGAAGAGCTTATCGGGGTTGGCGGCGTCATCGAGGACGGCGATGGCAGCGGTCGTGGGATCCGCACCGGGGGCGTAGGAGGCGGTCAGGTAGCCACCGGACAGCGTGGGGATACCAGCCTCGATCAGGATGTCCTTGATCTCACCAATGCTGCGGGTGCCGACCTGAACCACATTACCGATCACGACGGGCTTGCTGATCTCGATGGAGATGTGGTTGGTGCCGATACCGCTGACAGCCTGGGAGTCAGGCTTGGCGGTGGGCAGAGGGTTGGCCAGGGCCGAGTTAGAAGGCGAGTCCAGGATGTCCGCCTTGGTGAAGGTCAGCTTGACCTCGTTGCCGCTGGCACCGGGGACCGACAGGGAGATGTTCAGTCCGGGCTGAAGGGTGTAGCTGGCGTAGGTGGGAACCTGATCAGACAGATCTTCGTTGGTCACCAGGGTGTCTTCGCGCTTGAAGAAGTAGTCCACCCTGAGGTCCGTGCCCAGGGCAGGGATCTGCTGGGTCAGGAACTTACCAGTGCTGCCATCGAGGCTGCTCACCATGATGGGGATGCCATCGGCGTAGACGGAGATGTTCTTGGGGTCGTTGGTGATGACACCCTTACCATCGCCCACCACGACAGGGTGGCAGGCCAGGGTGAACTCACGGGTGAACCCGGTGACCTGGGCGCTCACGTTCTCGTGAACACGGCGGTCGTCGGCCACGGCGGAGGAACCCCGGTGGAGTTCGATGTTCTTGAACAGGCGGGTCTCCTGACCTTCGCCGATCAGAACCGGGATTCGGGCGTCTCCAAAGAGGGAAATACCCGCTTCTTCGACCACCACAGTCGTGTAGACACCGGGCTGGGTGTATTGTTGGAACAAGGCCATGGGCTTCTCCTCGTAAGTTGACAGGGACCAGCTAAGTGGTTGGCAGATTCAACCTGCCCTCAACTTAGGGGAGCGAAGTTCAAAAACAGTGAAGCTGGAAGTTCAGTTAGTCGTCTGCACTTCCCAACCAGGACTTTGAAACCTCCTGACCGGAGGGTAGCCGGTCGGCCTTTGGGACGGCTCGTTCAACATCAGCCAAGACAGCCCTACGGTCATCCGAGATGGGTTTGAACTCGCCCTTGCGAACCTCGACAATGCCGTTACCACCTGCTTCTGCGCGGACTTGGTTGCGCTTGGCCTGCCGGTCGTTGATGTCTCGCCAGCGGATGTCGGCGTCCTTTCCAACCTGGATGTCGATGGGAGCCTCACTAAAGCTGGAGCGTCCCAGGGAGATTGAAGAGGGAAGCATTTGAAGTTCAGCGAGGGCTCCACACTTCCCACACTTCCACTTCTGTGGTGGGTTGTCATTGTCGGCTTTCGACATCAGGAGCTTCTCGGTCAAGGCCGAGCAGTCAGGGCACTTGTATTCGCGGATGGCCATGTATTCTCTCTGTGGAATGCCTAGTAGTAGGCGGGTGCGTAGTCTTGCGTGAAGCGGGTCACCCCAAAGGCTTGCATCCTGGGGGCCACCAGGGGCTTACCAGGGAAGGTGTGAGCCACCTGGACCCCTTCCAGGCCGATCTCGTCCACACGGGTGACCAAGGGGAACTGTAGCTCCCAGTCAGCGGCAGCCGTGACCCCGAGGGTGACGACATGCTTGGAGACCGTGCCGGAGATGTCCTTCTGTTCACCCCGGTAAGAGCGGGAGACTTCGTAGATGGTGAGGCCAGCGGACTCAAAGCGGTCACGGTTCTGGATTAGCAGCATGTTCCTGATGAGGCCAGCCAGTTCAGATGAGGTCATCAAGTCGTTGCTGTGGACTTCAAGGTCGAAGGTCAGGTTCTCCTTGGAACCGTAGATTTCGTAGGTCTCCTCCACGCCAGGGAAGACTATTACGACAGCCTGATCTCCAACAACCACCTGATCCCCGATGGCAACCTGGACGCCAGGGATCATGTTCTGGTTCACGGTCATCTTGGTGGCTTTGAGTTCAGTCAGGGCCTCCTGGAACCGGGCTTCCCAGAAGATCCAGTCGCCCTGGTCTGCCAGGAACTTGAACCAGTAGGTGCCGTCCGCCCGCACATGAATGTCGCTGAAGCCGTGAGGACCGTCGCCCAGCTTGTAGACCAATTCCTTCTGCACAATGGTTTCGTGCCCGTTGGGGATGGCCTTGATCTGGTTCTCGGGGTGGATGATGTCGGTGGTGTTGGGGTCGAAGATGAAGGTTCCGACGCCCCAGATTTCGTGGCCCACGGGGGTGTAGTCGGTGAGGTCGATGCCCCCACCATCACGCCAGTAGTCGCTGCGCTCCCGGAGGATGTAACCATCCTGGTCTTCCAAGCCGGTCAGGCTCAGGACTTCAGGTGGCAGAATGATGTGCTGCTTACCACCCAGGGTGTCCGCCAGCTTGCGTTTGTCCTCTCTCATGACGAACCAGTCCAGGCCAGGGGTCAGGGTGTCATTGGTCTCGATGTCGTAGAAGCGAAGAGGGCCATCCTGGTAGGTCAGGAGGGCTATGCCGTTGGGGATGTGGTAGTAATCGGTGCCGAGGATCAGCCCATCGATTCCGATGTTCTCTGCCTTCCATGGAGGCTTCACATAGAATAGGGTGCCGTGGGCAGGGTCCGGGGCCTTGTACTCGACCCACCGCATGAACTGGTAGTCCAGGACGATTTCACCCGTGGCCTCGTTCACGCTGGCAATGTTGAGGTAGTTCATCCCAGGGACCATGTTGGTCCCGTCCATGCTGACTTCCTTGGTCCACTCGATGAACGCACCCTCCTTGCCCTCCAGCTTGGCGGCACAGACCCGTCCGTACTGGGTGCAGAGGTAGTAGTCCATGCTGAGCCGAGTGCCTGAACCGGAGACGTTGGTGACGACCACCCTGACGTCGCCCTGACTGAAGTGGATCGTGTTCCCAAAGGCGTGTTGCACTTCACCGAAGTTCTTGCGGAACCTGGGATTCTTGGCAACGACAGCTTGGATCTCAGCTTTTAGGAAGGACACAAGGTTGCCGTGAGTCATGTCGATCATGGTGTGTCCCCATTGCTTAGGGTCTTACCGCCCCAGCGTGAGGCATACCAATTATTGTTAGGCTCTTCGGACTTCACCCTGCCCTTCTCGTCCGAGTGCTGCACGGACTTTACCCCACCTTCTTGGAGGTTGTATCCCACGGAAGCCAGGAAGGCGTGTTTCTTGATCGCACTGGCCTCCAGATTGTTGAGTCCCACTTCTGAACTTGCTGTAGCGAGCATTTCCACCGTAAAAGTGTCAGGGCCATACTTCCTGATAGCGCGGTGAAGTAAT